CGGTGTGAAAACCGTGTTATATTTCTTCATCTTAATAGATGGTCTTTAGCCTTTGCGACTGGCAATTATGGATTAGATCCGAACAAAACCTGTGGTAAACGCTATCGCGTCCCATTTGCTTTTGGATATTAGGAATTTCCATATTTTGTACGGCAATAGTTAGACAAACCTACCTATTATAGTGAAGTTTTATTTCTGATGTTGATTAGGCTCTAAAACATTAGCTTTATTTCTCTATAAGCCTAACCCTTTTAAACATAAAAACTGCACTCAATGAAGTGTTATATTTTCTTTATATTTTTAGTTGTTGTATATATTGGTAAAACAAGAATTAAAAGCCACAATAAAAACTGCAACCTTAAGTTGTTATACGGCTCCTACAACCGGAGCTCTTATTTGATCGAAATTTGATTTTTGTATTAACTTGAAAGCCTGGATATTTCGCACTCTTGTGCTTTATCTTTGGCCCTCAAACAATCCCTCCGTTGTACCTATTAATGATACAATTATGTTGGGTAATCTATACGTGTCCCGGAATTTTACTTAACCAACTTTTTGTTGATAATCCCCCGTGATTGGACGGATAGGAATAGATCGACATTGTTTGATAAGTGGAGTGATGACTCTATTACAAATTGATTTATAAGATCAAATTTGTTTCCCCTGGCAAGGAAACACGTTTTGTTAGTCCCCGTTATGGACTAGCCGTACCCTGAACCAGGTACGTTAAAAGAACAGGTTTTCACCAAAAAGTACACGAGCAAGGAGTTAGATAAAATGCTAAACATGTTTCGACGCTTTTTCGGAGGTGCAGATAGCGCTGCACCATCTCCCCGACATTCGATTGACTTGGATAAGGAAATTGAGAATACAGTTTGTACTGTTTTTCTTCCCCGAAGTCATAGCGATCGAATTAGGGATTCAATTCTGCGTAATGTCAAGAAAGTCCCTTATCCTCTACCAATGGAGGATTTGGTACCTTCTTTTAGACTACTTGATGATTCTCTATACGCAGTATTGATGAAGCAAAGATTGGATTTATCCTCTTTGCCTTCTCCTAGCGCTTCAATATCTTCGCAAACGTATTTCCTTTTTGGTTATATTCGCGCGGAATTGGATCGCTTCCCCCTTTCAGCAAAGCTTTTGGAACGTTTTTATCAGTTCTTTTGTGGTTATGCACAAGCTATGATTTCCCTGGATCCCCCTGGCGTCATTACTGATATGACTAATCCAAATATTCTTGCTTTTTTCACTAATGGTATTAGATATGAACTACATCCATTGGTGGTTAGAGCACATGCTTTTGATGAGCTACTTGCAAGTACCCCTCGTATTGAGATGGAAGTTATTGATCCTTTTAGTGGGGATTACTCTCTTCAATCTTTTGAACAAGACCATGTTGTGGCATATCTTCGAGATTCAATTTCTGATAAGAAGAACGCTTGGGTCTTAGATAAGCTCGAGTCGGTACTTTTATTTCTTGATGATCTTTCAGTTAAGAAATTGACTTACCGTCACATTTTAACAAGTTCATTGCGCTTCGCAAAAATGAATTTGAGTGGCTCCTTATTGGAGAGATTCATGAAGTTGAATCTTTTCGAATTTGTTGAGGGAGAGGAGGAATCGGATGTTCTTTTAGATGATCTGACCCCCCAATCCATTGACACTTTGGAGTTCTTTACAATGCTTAGATCTAATTTCCTTCTTACAGAGGGAATTATTTCTTCTCCATTGTATAAGAAGATGAAAAAATTGGTCTTTTTTGTTCTCTCTCATTCCATATTGGATAAATTTGGTGTGAATTTCGACACTTTCGGTTACACTGATTTTGAAAAAATGGCTCTTGAGAAAAAGTACAATTCTCGTGCTGGTTTCATCCACACCATTTTAGATTTCACAACTTTCATTTGTGAAAGAGGAATCTATGTTTACCGCACTGGTAACTTTGATGGTTTCTTGCACAACAAGATGACCTATCAAAAATGGTTTGATTCCAGTGAGTTGTTACAAAGACAATCTCAGTTAATGCATAATCCTGAGGCCCATGGTTTTACTGAATTTGAATTTCGTGCCAATCTGGCCCGGACTGTTGAAGAAGGTGAGGCTATTTTGCGACATTCAAAAGATTTTGATGCCGCAGAGTCTCGTTTTATACGAAAAAGTCTTTCCAATTTATATTTGATTGATTCCGAATTGACTACTAGACAAGCAGCAAGGGAGAGCAGAGATGCTCCCTTTTCTGTTCTTGTTTGTGGTGCTTCCGGAATTGGAAAATCATCTATTAAGGATATGCTTTGTAAGCATTTTGCTAAAACAGAGGGCCTTCCCTTAGAAGATCATTTTGTTTATACGCGAAATCCTGCTGCTAAGTTTTGGGATGGCTTTTCAACTTCTATGCACACTGTTGTTCTTGACGATGTTGCGTTCATGAATCCAAACAAGGCCGCTAATGGCGATCCTTCTGTTCTTGAATTCTTACAAGTTGTCAATTCAGTTCCCTTTGTTCCTGACCAAGCATCGCTCGATGAGAAGGGACGTACGCCTTTAAAAGCAAGATTTTGTTTGGCTACGACTAACACTGAACATTTAAATGCTCACGTTTACTTCTCTTGTCCTGCTGCTGCTCGAAGACGTTTTCCTTATATTATTGTCCCAACAGTAAAGACGGAATATCAACGCGACGACGGTAGTGGCATGTTGGATTCTACCAAAGTTCCCACTGTTCCTGGCTATCAGGATAGTTGGAATTGGGTTGTTAAAAGAGTTTCACCTTTAGAAGCTGATCAGCATGGGGTTCAGGGTGCTTCAACTGATGTGATTTTTTCAACTGGTGATGTCAATCTTTTCCTTCAATGGTTTTCACAAACTATTAAGGCTTTCGATAAGGACAATGATACGATACGTCGCAATTTGCAGTCAATGAATAACATCACTATATGTGGTCACTGCTTCTTAGACTCAAAATTGTGCAAGTGTATTGTTTGTGCTGGATGTAGTGAATTCATGGACAAGTGTGAATGTGAGATACAATCTGTTCACATTTTTGAATTTGGTTTTCTTTCAGCATGGTTCACGCAGTTTTGCTTATTCCTAATGTGGCAAGATTTCTTTGAAATTCTTTATAACTACACAGGATTGAGACCTTTTCTTTGGATGCATGCTCATTTGCAGACATACATAAATTTAAGGGCTGTAAAAGAATGGAGCACCTATAAGGTGCATCAAATTCGTCGTATGGGTTCTCGTATTCATGATCAATATACACCAGAATTTGTTGTGGGAACTTTAGTGGTTCTTTCAACATTATATGCGGCCTTTCGTATGTATAATGTTGTTACACCACAATCTGAACCTATTTCCACTAAGGATATTGGTTCGGCCCCAAAATCTGATGGATCTGATGAAGCTAACGTGTGGTATAATGAGGATGTTCGTTTAACATCGTTTCAACTTACGCCTCAGATTACTTCTTCTAAATCTTTGAGTATACATCAGTTTTTGAAAGGTATAGCCAAGAATTTGGTTTACGCCGTGGTTCCTACTCAACCATTTAAATGCATGGTTATGCGACTTACGTGCCTTAAGGGTAATAAGTATGTTGTCAACAATCATTGCATTCCTCAACAGACTGGAGTCTCAACTATGCGTATCAGGCAATGTAATAGCTCGGGTGGTATCTCTTCTGATATTAATGTGAGTTTCACTGAATCTGATGTCGTTCGTTATCCCAAGACTGATCTCTGTATCATCACTCTGAATCAGATGCCTCCTAAAAAAGGCATCATGCAATATATACCAGAGAGCGATATTAATGTTGCTTTTGATGGTATTCAGGCTAAAAGGGATCTTACTGGTGAAATAACTCATATGAGTCTGAAGAGAATTCGTACTATTCGCCGACCAGTTAAACTCCCCGGTTTCGATGATATAGTCATTAATTCCGTTCCGGAGTTTATGTCTGAGAATGGTGATTGTGGTTCACTCATTATTGGTGATACTCCTAAGGGATATATTATACTTGGTATTCATGCTTTGCGTCACAACAAAGTACATGAGATCATAGGTGTTCCCCTTACAAAGGATCGTCTCAATGTTGGTGATGAGATTGGTGTTTCCGCACCACTTTTATCGTCTCAG